CATTGTAATAGGCAAGCTAAATGACTTATTACATTCTCCACAGGTAACGTTTTGTGCTTCAAACTGAATATTGTCTTTCATCTGTATCACATGGTTCTGTATTTTTTCAAATACATCTTTGGCACAGTTTGCAATAAACTCTTTGATCATAGCTTGATCAGTGACTGTGCCTTCTGGAGCATCTATGGCAGTGATACAGTCTGCAATGATATCCACGGTGAGTTCTGTGAGTTTGATAAAACTCACACCAAATCTTTCTAGTTTGACTTCGTCTGTGAGAGTGTCATCATTGATGATCTGAAATATTCTCTGCTGCTCCATGGTCTGGATTGCAGTTTTTGTAACTTCTTTGTAGGTATACGGGCGCACATGAACTGTTAGTTGATCTATCGGTATATCTTTTTCATAATGGAAATTGTTGAACACACCAAACCAAGCAGTGAGATCGATGTCGTAGCTGTTTTCAGCTTCGCAGTGAGGACAGTTACAACCCACTTCCATCTTGTCACCGTAGGTAGCAATGCGTATGGCTATCAAAGCAAAGTCTAGATCTATGTTTGGCATGGCCCAGGGATTGGTTATCGCTGGAATACAGCTTTTAATCAATTCCACTGTGCTTTGTCCGCTTAACAGCGCATCCGGAGTTTTAAACAGCAGTTCATCTTTGGCAGTCATTGCATAAACAGGATATTCTCCGTTGGCACTGACATCCAAACTGCCAGGTGGATAGAATTCACCTTTGCTTGGTAGTTTGACATAGATCTTTGGCTGTCTATAAAAGCTGGCCAGCGGGTTCTTTTTTTGCTGACTGTAATTAGGAATTTGGTCCATTTTATCTCCGGTAAATATATAATACGCAAGTGTATTTATATGCGCATTTATCCAGGAAAAAATAAGCCATGGCAGTAATGATCGACATCCCAGGAATTGGCCAAGTTGAAGCTCAAAATGCAGCTTCCGAAGCCACGCTCAAGGCCTTACTTGCTGTAATGAGTGGCGGTGGTGGAGGAGGCCGTGGTGGTCCTGGTGGTGGCGGTGGTCCTGGTGGCGGTGGTGGTCCTGGTGGCGGTGGTGGCGGAGGTGGTGGCGGAGCAGGAGGCGGTGGTGCGTTAGGACTTGCTTCTGCTGCGGTTAGTAAATCTTTTAAAGGTGTAGGATTCATGGCCGGCATAGCTGTAGCCGGCATCGGCAAACTTAAAGATACAGCTATACAGGCAGCTGGAGCATATGTAAAGTTTAGCGATACAGTGACAGGCGCAGTTGAATCATTGTCGAGATTGGATGGAAGTGCTACCGGTGCTGCCCAAATGTTTAGCGGTATTCCTATATTTGGTAAGTTGTTTACAGCAGTGGCAGGTGCAGCCGATGACGTTACTAAATCGTTTGTTGCTGTGTCACAGACCGGTGCCACATTTGGAGGTAGTATCAGTAATTTTGCCACAGCTGCTTCTCAAGCAGGCATGTCTATGGCAGAGTTTGGATCTATGATTCAGAAGAACGGCAATGCTATGACTGCGTTTGGAACCACCACAGAAGGTGGTGCAAGTAATTTTGCTCGAGTATCAAAACAACTGCGTAGTACCAGCAGTGAATTATATGCATTAGGATTTAGCACACAAGATATCAATCAAGGATTAGCCAGTTACGGTGCATTGATGAAGTCTCAAGGACTGCAAGGTAAAAAATCCAATGCAGAATTAGCACAGGGTGCCAAGTCCTATTTAAAAGAAATGGATGCGTTGGCAAAAGCCACAGGTCAATCAAGATCACAAGTAGAAGAATCAATGGCAGCAATGGCCAAAGATGCACAGTTCCAAGCATCCATGTCAGGGCTAGGTGAAGGAGTAAGAAACAGTTTCTTGGCAGTGACCGGTGGTCTTCCTAAAGGTCTTGAAACATTTGCCAAAGACATTATGTCTACTGGAACCGCCACAACAGAAGAAAATCAAAAGCTCATGGCAATGATGCCTCAGAGCGCGGCCATGCTGCAGAGAATGAATCAAAAAATGCAACGAGGCGAAGCGGTAACTTTAGAAGAACGCAACGCTTTAAACAATTTAATGAAACAGGAAGGTGGTAAACAATTACAAAACATAAAATACGCAGGAGCTGCCAGTGCCGAGCTAGGTGGCACTGTTAACGCATTAGCAGCTACTCAACAGATAAACACTAATGGTATAAAAGAAGCCACAGAAGAACAGAAAAAAGCAGCTGCTGAAACAGACAAGATGAATCAAAAGATGCAGCAGTTCCAAGCTGCAATCGCAGAAGTAGGTAACAAATTCAAGATGCTGTTGGCTAACAGTGGCATATTAGACTACCTAATCAGTGCGTTTGGCACAGTGGCCAATCTCGCAGAAAAATATTTGGTACCTGCTTTTAACCTTGTAGTGTCGGTGGCCATGAAGATATGGGAAGGCATGAGTCTATTGTTGGCTCCTGTGATAGATTACCTCAGTGAAAAATTTGGTGCTTCGGGGTTAGGCGGTACAGTCGAATTCATTGACGGTATTATGAATGCTGTGTTTCCGGTTCTAGGTGGCTTGGTTAGAGGAGCTATATTGGCCTTTGACGGGTTGTATAATGGCGTGATGCAGATCATTCAACCTTTGAAAGAATTAATGAGCAACATATTTGGAGTTTCAGAAAGCGCAGGAGGGTTCGGTGAGATATTAATTAAAGTAGGTGCATTTGTAGGAGAAGCGTTCCAAGTGCTAGGTACGGCTGTAGGAGTGCTAATTAAAGTGTTCGATTTTATGTTCACTCCAATTATCAAAGCAGTGGTAGCTATACTTGGTGGTATGTGGACGGTTGTCAAGGACGTGATTAATGGCTTGGCAAAATTTATGGATATTATTCAAGATGTGGGATCATTCTTTGATGATTTAATGGATCAAATTTTATTTGCTATAGGAAAATTAACTAAAGGCCTAGCAGGTATCAGTGAAAAAGAATATGCCGAACGTAAAGAACAATCCGATCAGCGTAAAAAAGATCGAGCTGAAGAAAGAGCATTGCGTAAAACCAACAATGACGAACTGACTAAAGCACAGATAACCGGTTTGAAAAAAGACGAAGCTCAATTTAAAGAAAAGAAACTTACCCATGATAGACTCACAACTGGAGCAAAAAAAGAAGCAGAAGCCAAAGAAGCTGCGGTAAAGGCTCAAGAAAAATTATTAGACTACAGTGCAGGACCAGAAGAACTGTTGAAACAGTTCAGCGGTAAGCAAGGCGGCTCTGTAGAAATTGGAATTAAAAAACAGGAAATTGGCAAAGAAAAAGATGCTGCTAACAAAGAACTAACAGAAGCCAAAACCACAGCTGAAAAGAAAGCAGCTATTGAAAAAGTTGAAGCAGCCGAAAAGAAATTAGAAGCACTTACTAAAGCAGAAAAGGCTCAAAAAGAAGCAGAAAAACAACAAATAATTAAAGATTTTGAAAAGTCTGGCAACGAAAAAGCCGATGCAGAAGCTAAAGAAAAAGCGGCAGTCCCAGCACCAGCTAAACCTCAACCTACCACAGCTCCTACAGATAAACCAGCGGTCCCAGCATCAGCTAAACCTCAACCTACCACACAAACTGACGCAGGCAAAAAAGCTCTTGAAGCAGATGCAGAAAAGAAAAAACAGGAAGCAGAAGCCAAAGCCAAAGCAGATGCAGAAGCCAAAGCCAAAGAAGATGCAGTAGCCAAAGAAAAACAAGAACAAGATAAAAAGTCTCAAGAATCTCCATCAGTATTGCTTGCGGAGTTAAATACTAAGATGGCACAAATGATAAAACTGCAGGCGCAGACCACTACAAATACCTATGAAGGTGTTCTGGCAACCAAAGGTCTTAATAAGAATCTATACAAAGCATGAGCTGGAAAAAATACTTCACCCCTGTTAACATAGACAACACCGGCGGCAGCATGAGCCCAATAAGTGGTCGCGGTCGTCCGGGTCCTGCTCGCGCCAATTACTCCAGCTATCTACCAGATGTTTACGCAGGTTCACCGAATCGCATTGAACGATACATGCAGTATGATACCATGGACATGGACTCAGAAGTCAATGCTGCTTTGGACATACTCACAGAATTCTGCACTCAAAAAGACAAAGAAAACGCCACACCATTCCACACATTTTTCCGCGGTGAGCCCACGGCTACTGAAGTTAAAATACTCAAAGACAGCCTACAGAAATGGTGCAAGCAGAATAGTTTTGAAACTAGAATCTTTCGCATACTACGCAACGCATTCAAATACGGTGACTGCTTTTTTATTCGCGATCCAGAAACCAAAAAATGGTTGTTTGTAGATGCTTCTAAAGTCACAAAGATCATCGTCAATGAATCAGAAGGCAAGATTCCTGAACAGTATGTGATCCGTGATCTTAACTTCAACTTCAAAGAATTCATAGCTACAACACCACATAATACTACAAACACAGCCCCTAGCGGTACTAGTTCATATACAACTGGAGGTGGTGGAGGTGGTAGAGGATTTGCAGGTGATGCAGCACGTTCAGTAGGAACAAGATTCAGTAATCAGACCAACGAAATCACGGTAGATGCCAAGCATGTTATCCATCTTTCATTGTCAGAAGGCCTGGACAACAACTATCCTTTTGGCAACAGTCTACTAGAATCAGTATTCAAAGTCTACAAGCAGAAAGAATTGCTTGAAGATGCTATCATTATCTATCGTATACAACGTGCTCCAGAAAGACGTATTTTCTATGTGGACGTTGGAAATATGCCGGCACACATGGCCATGAGCTTTGTTGAACGTGTTAAAAACGAAATCCAACAAAGACGTATTCCTAGCTCAACAGGTGGTGGAGCCAACGTCATAGACGCCAGTTATAATCCTCTAAGTGTAAACGAAGACTATTTCTTTCCACAGACTGCAGAAGGTCGTGGATCAAAAGTTGAAACACTGCCAGGCGGTACTAACCTAGGTGAAATCACAGACCTACGTTATTTTACTAACAAACTGTTCCGTGCTTTGCGCATACCTGCTTCATACCTACCTACATCTATTGATGAACAAGCCAACACTGTGTCTGATGGCAAAGTAGGCACTGCTTACATACAAGAACTGCGCTTTAACGAATACTGCAAACGTCTACAGAGCATCATAGTAGAAACATTTGATCTTGAATTCAAGCTGTGGCTTAATGACCAAGGTGTAAACATTGACAATGGCTTGTTTGAACTTAAATTTAATCAGCCGCAGAATTTTGCTGCTTATCGTCAAAGTGAATTAGACACAGCTAGAGCAGCAACGTTTTCACAGGTGGTACAGATTCCGCATCTCAGCAAGCGTTTTGCTATGAAACGATTCTTAGGCATGACCGAAGATGAGATCAAAGAAAACGAAAGATTATGGCGTGAGGAAAACGGTGCTAATATTAAAGCACCTGCCGATGCGCAGAGTCAGTTGAGAGGCATAGGTGTAACACCAGGAGGCATGGCTGCAGATGCTGGCGCTCAAGAAGCAGAAGCACCTTTAGACATGGCTGCTGCTGCAGAACCTGGAGCAGATGCCGGAGCAGAAGCAGCACCAGAAGCACCAGTTCAATAATAAATACATTATGCTTCTTAACGAATTCTTTTACTTCAACGAAAAAAACAACGACTTTGCTCAAGATCGTAGATATGAATCCAGCAGAGATCGCAGCATCATTGGCAAAAAAGACACAAGAAAGATACGTCTTACGCTGCGACAAATCAATCAACTGAGGCTTCAAAGCGAAGCACATCAATTAGAATCTCAATCTGAACTGGACTTTATAAGACAAATGTATGGAACTCCAGTTGGCGAAGAAGCAGCACCTGCATAATAACCCCGCGTTTGTTATAGGCAACGGCACTAGTCGACAGTGCTTGAATCTACGATCTCTAATGACTAACGGTGTAACCTACGGCTGTAATGCACAGTATCGTGAGTTTGAACCCCACTATCTAATAGCTGTAGATGTGAAAATGGTCAACGAAATCATTGAGTCTGGCTATAACAAAAAGCATCAAGTCTGGACAAATCCCAACAAAGGCATACAAACCAAACATAGTATAAACTTCTTTAGCCCGCACAAGGGATGGAGTTCAGGGCCCACAGCACTATGGTTTGCAGCTACTCAAGAACATAAAAGTATCTATATTTTTGGCTTTGACTATCAAGGATTGAACGGCAAATTTAATAACATATACGCAGATACATTTAACTATAAAAAATCAACAGATGCTGCCACTTATCACGGAAACTGGTTAAGTCAAACTGAAAAAGTAATTAAAGAATTCCGTCACACACATTTTTTTAGAGTCATAGAACCTGGAGCATTTATCCCGGACAAACTAGGACCTGCCCTGACTAATCTCAGTCATATCACCTACGATGAATTTAGTAGAAGTTTTCCTGATACTATATATTCAGATCAAATCAATCAAAAAACTACCATTTAACACCTGTTTGTAATCTTCGTGTTAAATAAACAACAGCCCATACCATTTGAGGAGAATACCATGGCCGACAATAAATTATTACAACAGATGCTTGAGAATCTAGTAAACGATGACCAAGCTAAAGCAGAAGAATTGTTCCACGAATATGTGGTAACAAAATCTCGTGAAATCTATGAATCTTTGATCGACAGCGAAATTGCTGAAGAAGAAGAAAAAGATGAAGACGACGAAGACATGGACGAAGCTGCTAAAGATGATGATGCAGAAGAAGACAAAGTCGACGAAGAATTTGAAGACATTGCCATTGAAGGCGATGACGATATGAGCCCAATGGGCGGAGATCCAACTGACGATCTAGAAGGCGACATCGATGCAGAAATGGATGACGAAGACATGGGTGACAAGTCTGAAGAAGAGTTGTTCCAAGATCTTGACAGTATTGTAGATGAATTACAGGCCAAATTTGATGAACTCAAAGGCGGTGACGACATGGGCGACATGGGCGATGATGACATGGGCGACATGGGCGATGAAAAAATGAAAGACAATTTTGATCTAGCCACTGTTCGTGAATACGTTGAGAAAGTTGCACCAGCTAAAATGGGCGATAACGGTGTTAACAACAAGTCTATCGTAGCTGGCAAGAATGACATGGGCGGTACAACTGCCAACATTCTAAGCGGCAAGAACGGTGCCCCTGGTTCAGAAACAGGTGAATTAAAAGGTTCAGGATTGCTGAAAGGCAAGCCGACCGAAGATAATGCTGGCAACATCAATGTCCCAGGTGCTAAGAACGGTAATGCGTTTTCTAAGAAAGAGCCCGGACATGGTGCTGAAAAAGCTGGTGCAAAAGAATCACCAGACAACAAGCAAAGCCTTTTCCGTGGTCGTAGATAATAGGACTTGACAAAGGTGAAAACTACTCTATCAGAACATTTGAGTTTTGACCAGGCTAAGATTGTCTTGGAGCGCGACGAAGGCAGCGACGGTAAAAAGTCGCTGCATCTAAACGGCATTTGCATTCAAGGAGACATCCGTAATGCAAATCAGCGTGTTTACTCTTCTGAAGAAATTGGCAGGGCTGTCAAAACGCTCAATGAACAGATCGCTGGTGGCTACTCCGTTCTTGGAGAAGTTGATCATCCTCAGGATTTAAAAATCAATCTTGATCGTGTGAGTCACATGATAACCAAGATGTGGATGGATGGTCCTAACGGCTACGGAAAACTAAAAATACTTCCAACTCCAATGGGTCAGTTAATTCAGACCATGCTGGAGTCGGGAGTTAAACTGGGTGTTAGCTCCAGAGGATCCGGCGAAGTAGACAGCGGTGGAAAAGTACAGGGTTTTGAAATTATCACTGTAGACATCGTGGCACAGCCAAGTGCTCCAGGCGCTTATCCAACACCAGTATACGAACATTTAATCAATAACACAGGCGGTTACAAGGCATATCAGATCGCACAGGAAGTCCAAGGCGACCCAAAGGCACAGAAGTACTTAGCAGAGAGTCTGAAAAAAATCATTTCAGGCCTCAAATAACAGTAGGAGAATCACATGCTAGACATCGTAAAACAATTGTTTGAAAACAATGTGATTTCCGAAGAAATCAAATCGGAAATTGAATCAGCTTGGGAAAGCAGAATTCAAGAAAGCCGTGATCAAGTAACCGCTGAACTACGTGAAGAATTTGCTCAGAAGTATGAGCATGACAAAGGCGCAATGGTAGAAGCTGTAGAAGCTATGCTAACAGATCGCTTGCAGGCAGAGTTAGGTGAATTGGCAGAAGATCGCCAAGGACTTATCGAAGCCCGCGCCAAGTATACTAAGAAAATGAAAGACGATTCCAAAGCAATGGAATCATTTATCTTTAATAATCTTAACAAAGAATTGGCAGAACTACACGAAGATCGCAAGACAGTTGCAAACAATGTTGCAAAATTAGAATCTTTTATCGTGGATGCCCTGGCGAAAGAAATCGCAGAATTCCACACAGATAAGAAAGATTTGGCCGAAACTAAAGTAAAATTAGTACGCGAAAGCAGAGCCAAGTTTGACAATCTCAAGAAAGAATTTATCACAGCAGCTTCCGTAAAAGTAGCAGAAACAGTGCAGAACGGTCTACGTTCTGAAATGACTCAGCTCAAGGAAGACATTGAATCAGCTAGAAGAAATGACTTTGGTCGCAGAATTTTTGAATCATTTGCCAGCGAATATGCTGCAAGTCATCTAAATGAGAAATCTGAAACAGCAAAACTTCTCAAAGTTATGATGACAAGAGAATCTGAATTGGAACAAGCAGCAAAAATGGTTGCAGAAGCACAGCAACAAGTAGCACAGAAAGAACGTGAACTACATGTCATCAAAGAAAGTAATCAACGCAAGGAAGTTATGAGCGAATTGCTAAATCCTTTGGCTGGTGACAAACGTGAAGTCATGAAAAGTCTGCTTGAATCAACACAAACAGAAAAGCTACGTACAGCTTTCGACAAATACCTACCAGCAGTAATGAATGGTGGAGCACCGGCGAAGAAAGTACTATCAGAAGGCAAAGAAATTACAGGCGATAAACAGGCACCTCAATCCAGCGGTAAAGAAGAAAAAACCGCTGAGATATTTGACATCCGCAGGCTTGCGGGACTAAAAGTTTAAGGAGAACTATAATGTCACAATTACTCGAGTCACGCTGGTCGGA